AATTAACGCAGTCTTTTATGTAAAAAAGGAGATTTAAAAATGGCTATTCCTTCACGCGTTTTGGCTTCAGGTAATTCACCGCTTTCAACAACCAGCATTTGTGGCGATGGCGCCACTGGCTTGGTTGCGGTTGGCAGCACGATTGCTGACGCACTGCAACTGTCGGCGGTTTGGAACACGATTACCACCAGCTCGGCCAGCACCGGCGTTATTCTGCCGCCGACTGAAGCGGGCGCTATGATCGGCATCCGTAATGATTCCGGCCAAACGGTAACCGTTTACCCAAAATCAGGATCAACGATCAATGCTGGTGCTTCAACTTTGTCTGTTGCAACAGCAAAAACCGTTATCCTGTTTGCCACCAGCGCAACAACCTGGGCATCGGTTCTGACGGCATGACAATACCCTCGCGGGTTCTTGGGGCCGGTGCGTCATCATTAATGACCGTTGCCATCTGTGGCGACGGCGTGGATGGTTTGACTGCGACCGGCTCCACCCGCGCTGATGCGTTGCAACTGACTAAGATTTACAACTCAATTGATACGGCAGCGGCTGGCACTGGCGTTTTGTTGCCGCCCACACAAATGGGTGCAACGATCTACATTGCCAATTCAGGCGCACACACGATCAAAGTTTATCCGTACGAAGCCGCGACAACGGTTAATCAAACTACATCGGCATCCATTCCCAAAGATCACACCAGCATACTGTTTGCGGTGACCAATGCCATGTGGTACAGCATCAACGGCACTAAAACTTAATCCCCACAGGAGAATAAAATGGCTTTAGATAGCGACATTCACAACGCAGATTCGCACCTTCACGTTGAGTTTTATTTAAACGAGGACGGCGAATTTAAGGCAAATCCGAAAGAGTTTGTGCGGATCATTGTGCCGGGTGACAAAACCAATGTCGTTGACCAGCCTGTTCGGGAGGATCACAAAGAGCGTTTTCCTCGTCAATATCTTTACTGGAAAATGCAGAACACCGATTCTTCTGTAATTGGCACGCCGCTGTCGGAATGGCACGCAGATGCGTCTGAAGAATTTAATTCTCACCAGATGGCAGAATTGCAAATACTCAAATTCCAAACCGTCGAGCAGCTTGCAACCGCTACGGATTCGCAATTGCAACGCGTAGGCATGGGCGCGTCAGGACTGCGCGAGAAAGCGCGGCTGTATCTGACGAACAAGAATAAATCGCAAAGCGACACTGAGCTGGAAGAAACTCGCACCCAGCTCAAACAATTGCAAGAACAAATGGCAATGCTGATGGAAACCCGCAAGCCTGGGCGACCGCGCAAAGAGGCCGAATAGAAAGGTTGAATTATGTCGAGCACGATGTTGCAACTGGTGCAGCAGGTCACGAACGAACTTGGCGTTTCGACGCCGACGTATGTCGCTGGCAACACGAATCAAGACGTTACGCAGATTCTGGCGCTGATGAACGCGACCGGCTACGAGCTGCTGCGCCGGCACAACTGGCGTGCGATGACAAAACAGTATGGCTTTTACACGCAATATTTGACCACAACCGGAACCTGGACAACATCGGCACGCACAATTACTGGAATTCCCAGCACCACAGGGCTTGATACTACTTATCAAGTGCAAGGCACTGGAATCAATCAAAATACCTATATCGTGTCGGTTGATTCTGGAACGCAGGTCACGGTCAATCAAGACTTTGCCGCTGATGGCACTGCTGCAACTGCTTATTTCCAGAAGATCCGTTACGATCTTCCCAGTGATTACGAAGCACTCGTGCCGCGCACAATGTGGGATAAATCCAAGCATTGGGAAATGCTCGGACCTGAGGATGCCCAGCAATGGGAATGGTTGCTCTCAGGCTATATCAGCACCGGACCGCGGATTCGCTGGCGCCTGTTGGGTAAGTATTTCCAGATTTGGCCTGGTATGTCTACCGCAGAAAACCTCGGACTTGAGTATCGCAGCAACGGCTGGGCAGAATCAGCAACCGGCACTGTCAAGACCAGCTTTACGGTTGACACCGACACCACGATCTATCCCGATCGCTTGATGGTGCTCTCGACAAAACTCAAATACTTTGAAGCAAAAGGGTTTGATACGACCGCAATGTATCGAAACTATATTGAGGAACTTGAGGTTTCGATGGCTCTCGATATGTCGTCTGCAAACCTGAGCTTTGCGCCGCGCCCCGGCACCGTGTTGATCGGCTACGACAACATACCGGACAGTGGCTATGGCCCAAACTAGAGCACTGGTTCAGCGTACTGCAGCCCGCGTGGCGTCAATTCCGGCGCCGGTGGGCGGCTGGAATGCCCGCGACTCTATCGCCAACATGGAGCCGTTAGATGCGGTCCAGTTAATTAATTTCTTTCCGACGATTAGCAACTGCGTGCTGCGTGGTGGATCTACAAACTGGGCAACCGGCATGACCGGCCAGGTGCAGACCATCATGGTCTACAACGGCGGCACCAGCAGCAAAATGTTTGCTGCGGTAGGCACGCCGGACCTTAAATTCTACGATGCGAGCACTGCGGGTGTTGCAACGGCTACAACCGTCACCGGCCTAACCAATGCAATTTGGGAATATATCAACATCACGACGACCGGCGGCACCTATTTATATGCCGTAAATGGCGTTGACAAGCCGCGGTTGTACGATGGCACTACTTGGACCGCCATTGATGCCGCCTCAACGCCGGCCATCACTGGCGTGACAACCACAACGCTATCCAATGTGACGCTGTTTAAGAATCGTCTGTGGTTTATTCAAAAGGATACGCTCAAGGCGTGGTATTTGCCCACCAGTGCAATCGGCGGCGCCGCGCAGGTGCTGGATCTGTCGGCCATTGCCAAATTCGGCGGGCATCTGGTGGATCTGGACACCTGGACCATTGATGCAGGTTATGGGGTGGACGACAACCTGGTATTCGTCACCAGCAACGGCGAAGTAATTGTCTACCGCGGCACCGATCCATCTAGTGATGCCACCTGGGCGCTGGCCGGCGTTTGGAAGCTGGGATCACCGATCGGCAACCGATCCATGCTGAAGTGGGGCGGCGATCTGCTGATTCTGACTTATGACGGCCTGATGCCGATGGCGCAGAGCTTGCAATCTTCCCGACTAGATCCTCGAGTGGCGCTGTCGAACAAGATTCAAGGGGCCATCGTAGCAGCGACAGCGGCTTACAGCGGCTCTACGGTAGGGTGGCAGGTCTATTACAACGCTCGCAGAAATGCCGTGTGGATTAATGTTCCGGTTGCAGTAGGCCAGCAGGAACAGTATGTGATGAACACCATAACGACAAGCTGGGCGCAGTTTCAAGGCTGGGCGGCTAACGTCTGGGAAACCTATGAAGATAATCCATATTACGGTGGAAACGGCGTGGTGGTCAGGGCGTGGGATGACACTTATGTCGACAATACATCTAATATAACAACGAATGCTTTTCAAGCATTTAATTATTTTGAAAGCCGCGGCGTCAAGAAATACTTTACCCGAGCGCGACCGAGTATTTTTACTAATGGCTCGCCGGCTATATTTGTCGGCATAAACGTAGATTTTGACGTTGACGATACCGCAGCACCTCTTTCTTTATCGTCATCTTCTGTTGGTCTTTGGGATGCAGGCACGTGGGATTCTGCGTTTTGGGGATCTGGCTTAGAGATTACAAATAACTGGCAAGGCGTTACCGGGCTGGGTTATTGCGGATCTATTCAGCTTAAAAGCGCCAGCAGCGGTCTACAGATTGAATGGGCATCCACAGACGTGGTATTTCAGGCCGGATGGGCAGGCATATAGTTTCAGGGCCGGAGGTCGGCCACTGGGTTGCACAACGCGTTGACGGTGGTTTTTTTGAGGGCAGGGCAACGGCAATAGGATTAAAACGGGATGATCAGATTATTGCAGGTGTCATTTATGAGAACTGGAACCATCAAACAATCTGGTGCCATTTTGCTATTGAGGGGCAACTGACGCCGGCCTACTTGGCAGCAATATTTGATTATCCGTATAACATCTGCCAGGTCGAAAAGATCATTGTGCCGGTTGGATCTGACAACGAACAAAGCGCAAAAGTGGTGACGAATATGGGATTTACAGAAGAAGGCAGGATTAAAGAAGGGCGCCCAGCGGGAGACATTGTGTTTTATACGCTGCGCCGTGATGACTGCCGGTTTTTAAATGAACGCTACAGCAAAAGGATAAATCATGGGTAAATCGTCACCATCAGCACCGCCGCCACCCGATTACGCAGGTGCCGCTGCCGCACAAGGTGCGGCAAACGTTGAAACAGCCCGTTTGCAGGGCCGGATAAACAATCCAAATGTGATTGGTCCGTTGGGCAGCCAGACAGTGACTTTTGGAACGCCCACCTTTAACCAAGCCGGCTATGACCAGGCAATGTCAGCATATCAAACAAATCCAAGGGGGGAACTTCCAATAGAAAGCCAATATTACGGTGAGGATGGTTTTGATTCAACTGGATATAACAATGCAATGAATTCTTGGGCGGCAGGCAGAATAGCGCCAACACGAGAACAATTCACGACAAACACAAATGCAGATCAGCCGACCGTAACGCAAACTCTGACACCGGCTGCACAGTCCACCCTGGACGCACAGCAGCGCGTACAGCGGGCTTTGGCAGGGCTTGGTGAGCAAGGTATCGGAACGGCCAGCAACGTGCTGGGGAACGCGTTTAATCCAAACCTTGCGGGCTTGCAGACTAATGTCGGCAACGCTGGGCAAATTTCTCAAACACCAAATTTAAACCAATACGGGCAAGCTGGCGGCAATATTAATGCAGGTCAAATATCACGGGCGCCGGAACTTAGCGCGTACGGCATGGCAGGTGCAAACGTCAACGCTCAACCAGTAAACGCTGGACCGCAAGGCGGTCAGTATGGGATGGCCGGTGCAGGCCCACAAGCTGGGCAATATGGTTTTGCGGGGGGTGGTCCTAGCGGTGGGCAATACGGTTTGGCGGGCGCTAATGTGCAGGCTGGCGCAATCAATCAAGGGCCGCAAACAGGCCAATATGGGCTTGCCAGTGGCGATTTGAACACCAGCAACGTGGCAGCAATGCCTGTTAATGCAGGCATGACCGGCCAACAGGCAATTATGAACCGCCTGGCGCCGCAGCTTGAAAGAGCAGATGCTCAAACGCGGCAACGGTTGATTAATCAAGGTCTGGTGCCGGGTGGTGAGGCGTACGAAAACGCTATGATTTCCCAAAACCAGCAAAAGAACGATCTGCTCTCGCAGGCGGCGTTGCAAGGTATTGGCTTGGATACCGCGGCAAACGCACAAGGGTTTGGCCAGGCGTTGCAAGCGGGGCAATATGGTAATCAAGCGGTAGCGCAAAACTTTAGCCAAGCGCAGGCCGCACAAGCTGCACAAAATGCTGCCCAGCAGCAAGGATTCGCCCAACAATTCGGGTTGGCCGGATTACAAAACCAAGCCGTTGGTCAAAACTTTGGTCAAGGCGTTACTGCACAACAATTGCAGAATGCTGGCATTGGGCAAAATTTTGCTCAAGGTCAGGCCGCAAACGCCGCTGGGAATCAAGCGGTGGGGCAAAATTTCGGTCAAGGTTTGGCCGCGCAGCAAGCGCAAAACGCCGCTTCGCAACAGCTTTACAATCAATACATGGGTGTGCAGGGATTGCAGAATCAGGCCGTAAACCAGAATCAACAAGCCGCATTGGCACAATATCAAGCGCAGCTCGGTGGTCAGCAACAAGGTTTTGGTCAAAATGTCACGCGACAACAGCTCGGCAATCAAGCCATTGCACAAAACCAACAAGCCGCATTGCAACAACAACAAGCCGCACTGGCCGCGCAGAATCAGCAATACAACCAGCTTTTGCAAAGTGCACAGTTTGGCAATACCGCGCAGCAGCAAAGTTTGGCGCAACAGCTCGCGTTGCGGAATCAACCGCTGAACGAGATTTCCGGTCTGATGGCTGGTTCGCAGATCCAGATGCCGCAGTTTCAAGGGTATCAAGGCTCAAACATTGCGCCAGCACCAATCTTTGCAGGGGCGCAGGCGGCAGGGCAGGCTGCCACTCAAAATTACGGCATTCAACAAGCCGCTGCTAATGCCAACACAAGCGGCCTCTTTGGGCTTGCAGGTGCTGGGCTGGGGGCTTATGGCATGATGAATGCAGCGCCAATGCTTGCGGCATCAGATCGGCGCCTAAAATCCTATATTGTTCGTGTAGGCACGCACAAAACAGGCATTGGCGTTTACGAATACAACATATTCGGCAATCGTCAACGCGGCGTGATGGCAGACGAGGTTGAAGCCATAATGCCAGAAGCGGTTATTCTGCATCCTAGCGGATTCAAGATGGTTAATTATGGAGTGTTGCAATAATGGCCGAATCTTACAATTTCAACATCGCAAACCCATACCAGCAACAGCAGGAAGAACTTTCACGCCGTCAAAAGATGGCCGAGATCCTGCAACAACAATCCTTTCAGCCGATGGAACGCACCAGCTATGCCGGCATAGAAGCGCCGATCTCGCCGTATGCAGGTTTGGCAAAGATGCTGCAAGCGTATACCGGCGCAAAAGGACAACAGAAAGTTGCAGAAGAACGTATAGCGCTGGGGGAAAAGTATCAAACAGATCTGATGGACACTTTAACAAAGGCGTCAGAATTGCAAACAGGTCGGCCGGCTATGCCCGCACAAGCGCCAGTTACTCGCGTTGATGACGAAGGCAATATTATGCCTGGTGTGCCTGCCATGCCTGCTGTGATGCCAAATCTTCAAGCGGCCGCGCAAGAATATATGAAACACCCGGCAACGCAGCCATTGGGTATGCAGCAAATGCAAAGAAATGCCCAAACGCAAGCATTTATTAATGCAGGCAATGCAGGGAATGTGCCTGCGGCGCCCGTGGCGGCACCTACAGCCGCGCCTGGTGCTATGCCTAGTATGCCTGTTGCGGCGCCCGCTGCTGCACCAACCGCACAACCAACGGCTGCCGCATTATCTCGTTTTGGCGGTCCTGCTGGTGGTCAACCGATGTCCGTTTGGATGCAGTTAGATCCGACGGGTGGCAAATATACGGAACAGTTAGCAAAAGATTACACCGAACAAAATAAACCAACCGACAAACAGAGGGAATTGATTGCTGCCGGTGTTAAACCGGGTTCTGATGCGTGGAACTTTGCATTAACTGATACGGCAACGCAGGGTGGCATCTGGCGGCGTGGTTCTGATGGTGCGCTTTCTCTGGCACCAGGATATGCTGCTGGGCAAGGTTCGGTCACTTCTGCAACGGAAGAGGCAAAAGCAAAATTTGATTTTATTGATGTTCCAATAACGCAGCCAGATGGAACTACAATTATTAAAAAAATGAGCAAAGCGGAATACGCAAAAATTAGTGGCGGCAATGCGCCTCAACAAGCCGGCGGTCCGTTAAATCTGACGGCGCCAACCGACGCAGCGGCAGTCCAAATGGGCAGGGAACTTGATCGAAACGGCCAGCCTTTCAATATCACTGTGCCGCGAGCTGGCGCACCTTCCGGTTTTGGTGTTTCAAATCCAGTGCAACAAGAAGCGCAAAAAGCTGCGGCAACTGGATCGGTAAAAGCAATTACTGACAAGCTAGAAAGCTCATTTGCTTCGGCTCAATCTTCTGAAGAACGTATGCGTACGGTTCAAAGTATTAAGCCAATCCTTGACCTACCTTTGATTACTGGACCAGGTGCGACGCCACAAATGTTTTTATCTCAAGTTGCCAATAAAATGTATGGCGTTTCTAACGAAGAAACTCTAGCAAATACTCGGCAATTAATCACTGGATTGTCTGAATTGAGCTTGTCATCAAGGGGCGCATTAAAGGGTCAGGGAACTATCACCGAGGGCGAAGGCGCATTGTTGGTAAAAGCCAAATCCGCACCAGAGTCTTTGACTGTGCCTGAATATAAACGATTGTTTACTTTGTTTGAAAAACAAGACAAACGTGCAATAGAACAACATGAAGATATTAGAAAACGTGCTGAAAAAGCCGGTATTCCTAATATTGATTTTTGGCGTGTTGAAACACCCAATGCTCAAACAGGACAACAATTAAGATTGTCGCCAGCAGCTCAAGACGCAGTTGATAGGGCGATGGGAAGGAAACCATAATGGCAGATCCAATTGTTGCGGCGCCGTCAATCAAGGATATTGAGCGTGCTATCGAAATGGAGGCGGCAAAGCCAAATCCAAATTTTGACGTAATAAAAGAACTTGTCGGAACATCAAGAATAATTCTTGAACAGTCTGGCGGTCCAATGCGGGCGCCCACAACGCAAGAATTTGTAAGCCAAGAAGTCGGCCAAGAATCTAAATTAAAGCAGGCATTGTTGGGCGCATCGACAACGCCGGTCAGGATGATGCAAGGTATTAAAGGTTTAATTTTACCTTCTGCGTTGCGGCCAGATCAGCAAGAAATAGAAGATGTAAAAATGATTCGTAACGCAACGCCCATGACTTCATTGGGCGGTATTTTTGGCGATGTTGGATCTTATGGCGCATTGCCAACTCGCGGAATCAACATGGCAACCGGCGGCAGAGGCATGATAAGTCGCCCAGCTCAAATGGCAGACGTATCTGCAACAAGTGCCGCAACACAAGCTCTGACATCGCCAGAAAACAGGCTGCAAGCCGCCACCTATGGCACACTTGCCGGAATTATGCCTGGTGCCGGTAGCGTGGCTCAAAGAGCATTGCCGCAAGGCATGGGTGGCGTTAGAAAACCTCAAATTGAAGGCGAGGCATTGTTGCGGCAGTTTGGCGACGAATCTGATGATCTCATTCGTGCGCTAAAAGGTGAATATGCACCAGTGCCAGGCGTTAGCGGCAGCGCCGCGGTTGTTACCAGAGATCCACGTTTGCAAGTTTTAGAAACCGGATCAAGGACCGGGCAAGGGCAGATGTGGATGCCTTTTGACAAAGCAAATGAGGAAGCAAGATTTAATGCTTTGATGAGGGCCGCAGGAACACAAGCAGAACGTGATGCACTGGCGGCAGAACGCAACCGCGTTACCGGTTCCATGAGAGAAGGCGCATTCAGAGAGGCAACCACAACGCCAGATACGTTGAGCATGGCGCCTTCAATTGACAGAATGCGGCAAACCGTTAATGAGCTGAAAACAGGAGAACAAAGGCCAAATCCTGCTGTTCAAAAAGTGACGTCGTATGTTGAGCGCGAATTGTTTAACCCGCAGGGAACAACGCCGCAACAGCTTTATACGGTTCGCAAGGTTTTGACCGGCCAATTAAAAACAGGCGCCAATGAGGAAATAGGCGCCGCAGCGGCAGTATCGAGAAAAGAAACAATGCAATTGATCAATCAAATTGACGATACGCTCAATTCTTTGTCAGGCGGCAAATGGTCTGATTATTTGCAAAAATATGGCGATATGAGCAAAGAATTATCAAGCAAAACTGCTCTGCAAAATGCCATTGATGACATGACGATTAATCTAGCGCAGGGCCGGGTGCCGCCTGCGTTGAGTGGCAAAACAGGTGAGCAAACATTAAGCAGGGTAGTTAATAAATACGCTTTAGAAAACTTTGGCGCTAAAACAATTGACCAATTAACGCCAGACAATAGAAGGCTGATTGAGGCATTAAAAGATGATCTGGCAAGGACCGCGGGCGCAATGAATGCAAGAGCTACAGGCGGTCCTGGAACAGCTCAATATCAAGCCGCCAATAAATATCAACAAGGTTTGGCCGGTCAATTGGTTAGAGCTGGCGCCGGCGCTGTTGCAGGTGGTCCTGTTGGTGGTATTGCAGCTAATGTTGCCGGTGATTTAGTGAGCACAGCATTAGCGCGATCTGGCGATGAAGGTGCACAAATTCTTGCTAGACTATTGCAAGATCCTCGTTATATGGCCGCAATGCTCGAAAAAGCCAGACAGTCGCAAAGGCAATTAAATGTTGCCGGTCAATTAGGTGCGGGCACAGCTGCGGGTGCTTCGGCAACTCAACAAAAATTGCCTTTTTAAAATAAGGAATCCCACATGAGCTATAACGGCAGCGGTACTTTTAACATCAACACAGCGGGCCAGCCTGTCGTCACCGGCACCGTCATTTCATCTTCAACCTTTAACGCATTAACCGCGGATCTGGGCACCGGCCTGTCTACAGCACTCACAAAAGACGGACAGACGGTTGCGACAGCCAGGATACCGTTTGCACAGGGCATCAACAGCAGCCTGGTTACGGACGCCACAAGCACGACCACCGGCTCGATCATCACGGCGGGCGGCGTGGGCATTGCAAAAGCATTGTATGTGGGCACAACTGCAAATATTGCAGGCACCACGACGTTGGCCGGTGTAACTGCAACCAGCATCACAGACTCAGGCTTAACATCAGGCCGCGTGACCTATGCGGGGACTTCTGGTCTGCTGCAAGACTCTGCCAACCTGACTTTTAACGGCACGACGCTGACTGCAAACACCATCGGCGCATTCACTCTTGGCGGCACAGTAGCAGGTGGCGGCAATCAGCTTAATAACGTCATCATCGGCACGACAACTCCGCTGGCGGGTGCGTTTACTACGCTGAGTGCAAGCTCGTCTGCAAACAGCACCGTCACAACGGGGGTTTTTGAGAACACAAGCACTGGAACAAGTGCTATCAACCGTTTTAGATTGAATGGTGGAACAAGCTCGGCATTTTTTGAGGTGCAAGGCAGTGGCTTTTCCGGGACAAACATTACGAATGGGCCAACAACTTCGGCTTTGGCAATTTGGACTGGCACAAACATACCAGTGTCGATAGGTGTAAACGCTTCTGAAATAGGAAGATTTAGTAGCACCGGCCTTGCTGTCACGGGAACGCTGAGTGCGACGGGGCTAATAACTGGAAGTGACGCTGGATTAAATGTGCTTCAGGGGGCTTTAAAAGCCGCAACAGCTAGTGGTGACGGTATAACACTTGGCTATTCAACTTCTATAGATGCTTATGATGTTGGCGTAAACTATAGTAACGTCAACGGAACGGAATCAGTCAATGCGGCTTCTCGGGCGTCATGGCGTACAAGAGCTATTGACGCTGCTGCAACCCCAAGCTATGTAATCGGCTACCGCGCTCCAAACGCTGGTGCTGGCGTATTTACTAATTACATGACCCTCGACTCCTCCGGCAACTTGCTGGTGGGGACTACAAGTTCAGTTGTTGGTGGGAGAATTGCCGGTTCTGTTTCTGGAACTGGAGTTGTATTAGAAACAAACGGTGCAAGCGGCTATTACCCTGCTTGGTTTCAAGTTGCTGGTGCTCAAAAGGGTTATATCACCACAGCAACAGGTGGCACAACATACAACACAACATCTGACTATCGGCTAAAAGAAAACATACAGCCAATGACTGGTGCTTTAGCTAAAGTTGCACAACTTAAACCTTGCACATATGTATGGAAAGAAACTGGAGATAGCGGTCAAGGGTTTATTGCTCATGAACTTGCTGAAATTGTTCCCGAATGTGTAACTGGCGAAAAGGACGGCACTTTTGAGAATGGTGATCCACTCTACCAAGGTATTGACACATCAAATTTGGTTGCCACATTGACAGCCGCCATCCAAGAACAACAAGCCATCATCACCGCGCTGACAACCCGCATCACCGCACTGGAGGCCAAATGAACCTGCTTAAAAGCAAAACGGTCTGGTATGCGATTCTAATCGCAGTCCTCAGTATCGTTCAGGGCTATATCAACCTGCTGCCGATGACGCCGGTAGCACAGATGTTTGTCGGGATAGCGATCTCGGTGGGCATCGTTATTTTGCGTCTACTCACCACTCAACCGATAGGGGATAAGTAATGATTAAGCTGGAACTGGAACAGAACGAAGTGCAATTCATCTTGAACATGCTTGGTGAATTACCGTCGAAATCAGGCTGCTTTCCGTTGATCGTTAAAGTGCAGAGTCAGGCACAGCCGCAAGTCGAGCCGCCTAAAGAAGAAGCCGCCTAAAGGATCAACATGATGGCATCTATCTCAGAAGTTGAAGGCCGCGTTAATACCCATGAGGCGGTGTGTGAGCTTCGGTATGAAAGCATCAACGCAAGGCTTAAGCGCATTGAGGCCGTCGGAATAACTGCGGCGGGTGCCATCATTATGTTACTGCTGCATCTTGTGACAAAGGCGGCGTAATGGACACCTTTGATATGCTGGTGAAGGCTTGGCCCATACTGCTTGCCCTAATCACGCTTATCATTGTGCTGTCAAAGATTGACCTGCGCGTAGCCGTAATTGAAGAAAAGATTAAAACGCTGTTTGAGTTATGGAATAAAAGGGGTGATAAATAATGTTTCCTCTCGCCGCAGTCTTAGATATCGGCAGTAAGCTGGTCGATAAGTTCTTCCCCGATCCGGCACAGGCTGAACAGGCTAAGTTGAAGCTGTTGGAGATGCAGCAGACCGGCGAACTTGCACAGCTTGCGGCGGCAACCGATCTGGCTAAATTACAGATTCAGACCAATCTGGAAGAAGCTAAAAGCACTAATTGGTTTGTGGCTGGATGGAGGCCGTTTGTCGGCTGGATATGCGGCGCTGGTCTAGCGTATGTGGCAATCTTTGAACCAGTAGCGCGTTTTGTCTCAAAAGTGTTTTTTGGCTATGCTGGCGATTTTCCGGTCATCAATACGGATTTGACCATGCAAGTATTAATGGGTGTGCTTGGACTTGGGGCAATGCGTTCGGTTGAAAAAGTCAGGGGTGGAGAGGGCAGCAGATGATATATAAACATCGTCCATGTGCTACCTGCAAGAAAGTGTTTGCACCGCAAACCTCAAGGGAGAAGTGGTGCTGTAATGACTGCCGTTTTTTATCTCATGTAGACAGTAACGCTAATGCAGATAAATGTTGGTTATGGGATGGCGCTATTTTCAAGCAAACTGGATACGGGCAATTTGGTTCCATAAAAAGTGGCGTATTTACGGCGCACAAATATGCCTATCAATTATTTAAAGGTCAGGTGCCAAAAGGGTTGTTTGTCTGCCATACCTGTGACGTTAGAAACTGTTTTAATCCGGCGCATTTATTTTTAGGAACACCGCAAGAAAATACAACTGACATGATGAAAAAAGGAAGATACAACCACAACAGGAATAGGTTGCGCGGCGACAATCATCCAGCAAGAAAGAAAAAGATCATGGATATGCAGGCCAAGAAATGAAAGAAAAGCTGACTTTCGTCGTCACAACAATGGTCAGTTTTACGCTGTGCGTTGTCATCGTTGGGATGGTGTTTGCCCTGTGCGTTGGACTCTTTGACAAAGAAGTAAACAACGAAGATATTTTCAAACTGCTGGCTCCCGCGTTTCAAACAATCATTGGCGGGTTTATCGGACTGCTGGCAGGAATAAAATTCTCAAATGCAAATGAGGACAACAATGTTAAGTAATTGGCCTGCGTCACTGGCGCTG